AGGTCGAGGCGATAGGGAAAGGCGCGCGTGCCCTCGCGCCGGCGGTCGCGTTGGTGGCGCACGCAGGCGAGCCGGTGGTACTTGCCCGCCGGGATGCGGCCGGCGACCACGTCGCGCGCATAGGCGTCGATCGTGTGCATCCGGGGTTAGCCCATCCGGCGGCGTTCGACCTCCGCAGCGGCCTCGTCAAGGGCGCGCGCCAGGGCGTACAACTCCGACGCCGATCGCAGGACGACGCGGAGGCGCCCGCCGCCGAGCGTTTCGTCGGAGACATGGTCGTCGAAGTCGAGCGTCAGGTGCGGTTCAAGGACGCGGACCGACTGCGGGTCGGCGAGTTGCCCGCCGCGAATCATGCGCGTTACGGCCGCGCGGAGGGCGGCCACGGTCAAGGCGGGTTCGCTCATCGGTTCCCTTTCCTGCTGCCGAGGTTGCACGCGCCCGCCGGCGGCGCGGACGATAATTGGCGCGGAGGACTTTTGTATGCCGTCAAAACTCGTTCTGCTCTCGTGGGATGACGCCTCGTGGCCGCCGCTCGGTATCGGCGGAGGCCCGGCGACGCCGCCCGCCTATCCGGGCCACGGCCTGCCCGGCGGAGGCGGCCACCCGGGTCACGATCTGCCCGGCGGCGGCGGCCATCCGAGCACCGGCCTGCCGCCGGCGCACATCGGCGGAGGCCCGATCTACTTGCCGGTGTTTCCCTTCGATCCGACCAAGCCGGTCGAACCGGATGCGCCAGGCGCGCCGCCGCGGCCCGATGCTGGCCCGGTGCCCATCGCGCCCGGCGGGCGGTTCGTCGTGAAGTGGCTCGCCTGCCACGGCTTGATTCTCGTGCCCGACAACGCGCTGCCGCCGGCGCCTGCGCCGAAGTAACGCGCGGCGGTCTACGCACCGCCGGCCAACTCGAGTTCGCCAAAGAGCGGCAGGCCGGTCCGATGCGTCGCCACGCGAATCCGCTCGGCGATGCGGTCGCTGAGGTTCGCCACCACCTCGGCGGCCGCCTTCGTCTCCGCCTTCAATCGCTCGTGCCGTTGCGCCGCCGCGAATCGCTCATCGTAGAGCGCCGCGAGCTCGCCGAGCACGCGATGCGCGTCGGCGGGCGTCGGCAGGATAATCGGCCCGAGGTCGCCATCCTTCGCGGCGCGCTCGGCCTGCCCGTCGAAGCGTGGATCATCCTCGCGGTCGCCGGTCGGCAGCTGCCGGGCGCGCGCGTCGAATTCCTCCGACTCCGCCACCAACGCCCGCGGCACCACCCGCGGCCGCACGGCCCGCGCCTTCGGTTTCGGTTTCGGTCGTGCCTTCGCCTTCCTCGCCATGTGTCGGTCCTCCGTTGTCGGTTCGCACGTAACACTTCCGCGTCAGGTCGTAGGCCATCCGGCCCGGATACAGCCGCGCAAAGGTCGCCAGGTCTTTCGAGGCCTGCGGCTGCGAGATGCCGAACTTCCGCTGCAGGTGCTCGCGGTTGATGAACCCGTAGACGAACAGGGCGTCGCCAATCCACCAGACGCGCGTGCGCTCGAACCAGTGCATCGGTGGCGGCCACCCCTTATGCCGGATAGAGCGCCCGGAAGTCGCGCGCGCGCGATTCGAGTTCGGCGACCGCACCGGCGCCCGGCTCGGCGCGGTCTTGCTGCTCCGCGAGGTCGCGCAGGAAGGGCAGGCCGCCGGCGACCGAGGCCTCGACCTCCGCGCGCGTCGCCGGCCTGCCCTCGGCATACCAGCACACGGCGGTCGGGTCGCCGATGCGGATCAAGGGCTTGCGCGCCTCGTCGCGCCAGACGTGGAAGCGTTTGGTGGTCCAGAGCAGGGCGACGCCAGGGTTGCGTTCGAGGCCGACGCCGCCGATCACGCAGGCCTGCGCGTGCAGGCCGTCATTGTCGCGGCGCACCATGCGCGGGCGCGCGAGGAACGGACAATTCACCGCACTCCACTCCGCGCAGTCAAGGTGCGAGGCCGGCTCGGTGGTCGTGCGATTGATGCCGCACATGGGACCGACGACGAACGTCTTATAGACGCCGAGGATGTCGCCGCAGACCCAACACCGGCCTTCGCGCACGGCGCGGACCCACTTGCCCGCGTCCATGAGGCGGAATTCCGGCGCCGCGCCGGGCGTCGAGGCGTCGGCCTCGCGGCCGCCGGCGTCCATCCACTGCACAAACCACGGCACGGGATAGCCGCGGTGATCGATCGGCAGCTGCCGCAGGCGCGCCGGCATCGGCGTGAGTTCGGGTCGAAGGCGTTCGGCGATGGTCGGCATACGGGGTGTCCCTTTCCGGTTCAATGGCGCGTGGCCGCGCCTGGCGGCGGCGCCTCGTCGAATTCCGTCCAGGCGTCGGTCGGCAGCGGCGCGTCGGTCTTCACCCGGGTGCGCGACGAGGGCGTCAGACCGAGCTCCGGCCAGAGTTTCGTGCAGCCGGCGAGCGCCTTCGTGGCGATGGCGATAAACGGGTTCGGCATCGGATAGCCGCTCGGCGTTTTCACCACGAGGCCGTGCACCCGGATCTTCTGCGTGGCTTCGAGGTAGCGGTCCCACTCCAAGCAGAGGGCGAGCAGCGCCGCGCGATCGGCGTCGGTGACGGCGCGCGCCTGGCGCAGGAGCGGCGCGAGGCGACGCCACTCGGCCGAGGCCCGCACATGGTCGCGCAATTCCTCGGGCGGCGTGTCGAAGGCCTCCGCCTCGGGCGCAGGGTGCTGCGGCTCCGCGGCGTTGAGCGGGCGCTTGCCGGGGTTGCCTTCCAGCACTTTGCGCGCGGTGGGTTTCGGTTTGCGGCCGCGCATATCACTCGGCGCCCTCGGGCAACAAGAGTGCCGCGAGGGCGGCGAGCTTGTCCGTCTCGGTCGGCACGATGCCGTGCGCCTTCGCGCGCGCCAGCAGGCGGAGGCACCGATCGCGGTCGATTGCCGGCCCGCCGGCGATCAGCCCGTACTGCCGCGCCGCATCGACGGCGAGCAGGACATCGGCGCAGGCGGCGGCGTCGCGCCACTCGCGCGGCGTGCGAGGCCAGCGCGCCTTCACTCGGCGCCCTCGGGCGCGCCCTCCGCGCCGGAGGCGGCTGGGACTTCGGTTGCGCCGGCGGGCGCGTCGGTCATCGCCGTGCCGAACTGCACCGGGCCGACCGCCGCGGTTGCCTTCCGCGGGTCGCCCTTGCAGAAGACGAGCACGTTCTGGTGCGTCTTGCCCAACTTGCGCGCCATCTCAAATTGACGCGCCACGCGAATCGGCAGCGAGCCGACCGCGGTCACGAGGATGGCTTCGTTGTAGAGGCGCGCGCCGGCGTCCTGAAACGCCTGTTCCGTATCGCTCACGAACCGGCGATAGAACCCGCCCTGGCGGTCGCGGAGGTCGCCGACCACGAAGCACGCGAACCGATCGCGCTTGAGGAAGGCGAGCGTCGCGGCCACGATCGCGCGATAGGCCTGCAGGAACGCGCCATATTCGAGGGTGCTCAGATCGGCCGGGTGATCGCTGTAGACCTCAAGATCGCCGTACGGCGGGCAGGAGAACACGAGGTCGGCCGCGGCGCCCTTCGCGAGGGTGGCGATCGACCGACTGTCGCCGCAGATCCACCGCGGCCGCGGCTCATCGCAGATCCGCTGCGCCTGCGCCTCGTTGGCCGCGACCTGTTCCGGCCGCAGATCGACGCCGAGATACCGGCGGCCGAGTTTCGACGCGAGGATGCCGCGCACCGAGCCGCCGGCGAACGGATCGAGCACGAGGCCGCCGGGCGCGCAGAACCAGCGATAGACCAACTCACAGAGGACCGGGTCGAAGATCGATGTGCCCGAGGACGTGTCCTGCAATTTCAGCGAGACCTCGTCGCGCCTCGGCGTGCCCGAGGCGAACGTCAGGCCGGTCGGTCGCCAGCCCTCGGCCGGGTCGTAGGTCTTCGCGGGCTTCTTGCCCTTCGGTGCCTTTGCCATTCGGTGCGTCTTTTATGCGCGGTTTTATGCGGCCACATTCCAGAACAGGGTGCCCGGCCGCGCCTGCGTCTGCAGGAAGCGCCAGGCCTTCGCGTCGTAGTTGGTGCAGGACGGGAACGGCGGCGGGTGCTCGGCCGGGCGTTCGAAGGCCTCCGGCGCGCGCAGGAGGCGCGCCCGGCCGACATCGCACTGCGCGCCGATGCGGACGGCGGTGAAGTTCGCCGATGGCCACGCCGCCTGCAGGGCGCGCGTGAGGGCACCGCTGCCGGCGACGGTCCAGACCTCGCGCGGCGTGATCGGCAGCGCCCGCGCGATGTCCACGAGGCCGCGCTGGAAGTCGGGCGTATCGAGGCCGAAGGGCAGCAGGGTCGCGCCCGAGACCGCGCAGTAGGCACGCGCCCGCGCGGTCACGACCGTGAGGTAGCCCACGGGCACCTGCACGATGCGCGCGCCGGCGGCCGCGGCGGCGGCGGTGTGCGGATGCAAGACCGCCCGCTGCGCCACGAAGATCGTCGCCCGCTTGCCGCAGGCCTTCGCCGCATAGGCGAGCGCGACCTGTGCATATCCCTGCGCCGGCGACGCGTACACGTACTCGTGCACATCCTCGCGGAACAGGCGCGGCAGGACGCGCGCCTTCGTGCCGCCCGGATATTGATCGTCGCGGACCACGAGGATGCCGTCTTGATCCACAAGGATCGGCGCGAGGGCGGCGGCGGGCGCGGCGCGGCGGCGCCTCATGGCGCGCCCTCGCCTGGCGCCGCGTCGGTTTCGTCGTCGGGCACGTCGCGCCCGCAGGCCGGGCAGAACGGGACCATGAGCCGGAGGCTGCAATCGCATCGCTCGCCGCCGCGGCACAGCGAATCGTGCCGCTCGCGAAACTCCACCGGGTGGCCGCAGGCGGTGTGCAGGACCGCGGTCATATCCGACACACGGCGGCACTTCAGATCGGCGAACAGGTCGCGTTCGAGCGCGCCCTTCGGGACATTGCCGCGCTCGAATTCGGCCCGCAGATCCTTGAGCGACGCCGGCCAACTGTCGCGACCCGGCGAGCGAAAGGTGTGCCCGGTTTCCGATTCGAGGCGTTCGCCCTCGGCCCATTCGGCGGGTTGGTCGCGCCACAACGCGTGCCACTCGGTGAGGCGCTGAAAGAAGCACAAGTTGCAGTCGGTTCGCTCCGGGATGTCAATCGCGCGCGCGTCGAGGTAGTCCCATACGTCGCGCTTGCGCCACCCCCACTCGCGCAGCGGAAACCGCATCGTGACATTGGGCACGTCGCGATAGTCGCCGCCCTCGCGCGTTTCCTCGTCGGCCCTAATTCCGACATAGGACACGCAGGGCGCGTGCTCCGCGAGCCAGGCCGCGAACGGTTCGATCTTGAGCCGCCGCGTGCACCATCGCATCCACACGTTCGGGAGCGCCTCCTGCTGGCGAATCAACCCGACCAGGGTGCCGCCCACCACCGGAATGAGCGGCGCGCCGAGCAGGTCGCCGAGGCGGCGCCAGTGGGCGAACATCGCGGCGGGTTCGTTGCCGGTCGGCGTGCAGATGTAGGTGTACGGCCGCGGTTCAACTTCCGCGAGGCGGAGCGCCATCGCCGTGCTGTCCTTTCCGCCCGACAAGGCGACCACATGAACCTCGCCGGTCATCGCTGCGGCTCCGGCGGCGCGAGTTTCAACCGGGCGACCTCGCGGCCGCAGGCGGGCAGATAGCACGAGAGGATCAACCACTCGCCGTCCTTCCGCGCCAGGAGCGGCGCGGTCAGATGGCACCGCGCGTGGAGGAACAGCGTGCCGTCCGCATCGCCGCAGAGGGCGCAGGCGTTCGAGGCGTCCATCACGGCGCCTCGTGAATGACCGTCTCGGGTCCGATGAACGGCTGCAGGTCGCGCCGCATCGACGCCCGATCGGTGCCGGTGAAGATCATGATCTGGACGCTGCCGAGGGCACCGGTGAATCCGAGG